AATTGGAGAAAAAATTAGTCAAATAATTACTTCTTCAGGTATTACAACAATTGCAGTTGGATATGTTGCATCATATGACTCTGATACAAAAGTCTTAAAATACTTTAGAGATAGATCTTTGTATTATGGATCAACCCATGATCAAACTGACTATGTTGGAGTTTCAACAAATGGAAATGCTAGTATCAATTTTAGCAATTCTGGAGGAACTATTGTTGGTGAAAATAGTGGGTTTAATGGAACTCAAATTTCATCTTTAAGTGGAATTACTACAACAGTTAATGGTTCAATTATAAATTTGGGAGTTACATTTACAAATGGACTATCAAATCCTGAGATAAATAAAAAGACGGGAGATATAATTTATATTGATAATAGACCTCTCGTTTCTCGCAATATTAGGCAAAAAGAAGACATTAAAATTATCCTGGAATTCTAAGAAATGGCACAAAAGACAAATCTAAATGTAAGTCCATATTTTGATGACTTTGATTCTGAAAAGAATTTTTATAAAGTTCTTTTTAATCCAGGAAGACCAGTACAGGCAAGAGAATTAAATAATATCCAATCAATTTTACAAAACCAAATTGAGTCATTTGGTAGTCATATTTTTAAAGAAGGATCAGTAGTAATTCCGGGAAGCACTACTTATGATCCTAACTTCTTTGCTGTCAAATTAAATTCCACTTCTTTTGGAGTTAACATATCCGCATATATCGAACAATATGTAGGAAAATTAGTAGAAGGTCAAATTTCGGGAATCACTGCATTTGTTCAAAAGGTTGAAATACCAAGTTCAATCAATAACTTAGATTATGTTACACTGTATGTAAAATATATTGATTCTGACAATGATTTTAATATCAATCCATTTCAAGATGGTGAATCATTAGTGTCGGGTGAAAGTATTGTTTATGGAAACACTACAATCGCATCGGGAACTCCTTTTGCATCTTTGATACCTACAGATGCCACTTCTACAGGATCTGCTGCTTCCATCGATGATGGAATTTATTTCGTAAGAGGTACATTTGCAAGGGTATCCAAGCAAACTATTATTCTAGACTATTATACAAATACACCATCATATAGAGTAGGACTTAAAGTATCTGAAGAAATTATAACTGCTAAAGAGGATTCTTCTCTTTATGATAATTCAAAAGGATTTACAAATTATGCTGCCCCTGGAGCAGATAGATTTAAAATAGGTTTATCCCTCACCAAAAAAACCATTGATAGTGTAGAAAACGATACTGACTTTATTGAAATACTTAGAATTGAAAATGGCGAGATTAAAAAATTTAATACCAAAACTCAGTATTCTGTAATAAGAGATTATTTAGCGCAAAGAACTTTTGATGAATCCGGCAATTATTCCGTAGAACCATTTAAAATTTCTTTACATAATTCTTTAAATAGTAGACTTGGAAATAACGGATTATTTTTTGAAAATCAAAAAACTGAGTCTGGAAATACTCCATCTGATGATTTAATGTGCGTAAAATTATCACCAGGAAAAGCATATGTAAAAGGTTATGATATTGAAAAAGTTACAACCACTATTTTGGATGTAAGTAAACCAAGAGAAACTCAAAACGAAGGAAATGTAAATATTCCTTTTGAAATGGGAAACTTATTGAGAATTAATAATATAACTGGATCTCCAAAACAAAATGAATCTATAGAACTTCATTCTGTAAGAAGAAGTTCTTCTGGGAATCCATCTTCAAATACTAAAATTGGAGATGCTAGAGTTTATAACTTTAGATTAACCGATGCTGCTTATTCTGGAGCAACTACTAATTGGGATTTATATCTTTATGACGTACAAACATATACTTTATTAGAATTAAATGCACCAGTTTCATCTGTAGGATTTTCAACTTCCTATTTTATTAAAGGTAAAAGTAGTGGTGCTAATGGATTTTTAGTTGATTCTGGATCTAGTAGCACAATTAAAGTTAGGCAAACATCAGGAACTTTTATTATAGGCGAACAAATTATTATTAATGGTCTAGAATTATACCCCAGATCTATTGCCAATATTACTGCATATAATAGTGAAGACATTAAGCAAGTATATCAACCCACATCAACATCTGGATTTACAACTGCTTTTATTGGAGATTCTGTATTAGACAGGCAGATTCCAATTGGATTTAATGCTTCCGATACTATTAACATCACCTCTGGTGGAGTAGTAACTTCTCCGGGGAAATTTTTTAATACAATTAAGGTTGGGTCTATAATAAGATATCAATCTCCCAACAGATCAGATGAAACTTTTAATAGAGTTGATAGTATAAGTTCTACTGGAAATTCAATAACTGTTTCAGGAATTGCCACAGTTAGTGGAATTTGTGATGGTGCTGTTGGAGTGGCAACAAACTTATCATTTAGTCTCGGAATTCCAAAAATTAGAAACTCAGATAAAGGATATTTATATGCTGAGTTGCCCAATTCAAATATATCACAAGTAGATTTAAATGATTCTATTTTGACTTTTAGCGCACAATCTACTAGTGCTATATCTTCAAGTAGTCCAATAGTTCTTTCAGTATCTAATTTCTCACTACCTTCTGGATTATCAACAGCATTATTTGCATCTTTTGACGAAGAGCGTTATTCAGTTCATTATACAGATGGTACTACACAATCTTTAACACCAGATCAGTTTTCTTTATCAAATAATCAGGTAACATTATCAAAACTTACTTCTGGAAAAACAACATCATCAATTAATGCAACCTTTATTAAAAATGGGGTACAAAGTAAGCAAAAACAATATAATCGTAGTAATACTTTAAATGTAATCTATTCAAAGTACCCCGAATCAGGAAGTGGAATTAGTACTTCTATTAATGATGGTTTAGTGTATAATCAATATTATGGATTGAGAGTTCAAGATGAAGAAATTTCTCTCAATTATCCAGATGTTTCTAGAGTATTGGCAGTATACGAATCTTTAAATACATCAAACCCAACTTTAGACAGTTTATCGTTTAGTTCTGTTTTAAATATTGGTACAAATGCCATTGTTGGCGAAAATATTATCGGATCAGAAAGTGGTTGTGTTGCTAGAGTTGTATCAAAGTCAACTAATAGTGTCAGCATTGTTTATTTAAATTCCAATAGATTTGTTAGTAATGAAATTGTAACTTTTAAAGAATCAAATATTACTGGAGAAATAGATTTTATAACTTTTGGAAATTATAGTGATATTACTAATAAATTTATTTTAGATAAGGGGCAAAAAGAACAATATTATGATTACTCTAAATTAATTAGAAATAAAGGAGAAACTGAACCCTCAAAGAAACTTTTGATAGTATTTGACTATTATAGCGTGCCTCCAAATGATAATGGAGATGTATATACTGTAGCAAGTTATAATAAAGAACAATTTAATTCAGATGTTCCTTTAGTTGGAAATAATAATGTTAGAGCATCTGATACTTTAGATTTTAGACCAAAAGTATCTATATTCACTACAAATACTTCTTCACCTTTCGATTTTTCAAATAGAAATTTTAGTTCATCAATTAAACTTAATTTAACTCCAAATGAAAACACTATTGTTGGATATGATTATTATTTGGGAAGAGTTGATAAAATATATTTAAATAAAAATGGTAATTTTGTTTACTTAGAGGGATTATCTTCTCAAAGTCCAAAATCTCCTTCAAAAATAGATGACTTAATGGAGTTGGCAACAATTACTCTACCTCCATATTTGTATAATGTAAAAAATGCAGTATTATCTCTTGTAGATAATAGAAGATATACTATGAGAGATATTGGTCTAATTGAAAATAGAGTCAAAAATCTTGAACGAGTAACTTCATTATCACTTTTAGAACTAAGTACACAAACTCTACAAGTACAAGATTCTCAAGGTTTTAATAGATTTAAAACTGGATTTTTTGTGGATGATTTTAAAGATACTGAAAGGATAAATAGACTCTTTTCTTCGATTGAGGTTGATAGAGAATCTCAAGAAATGAGACCAATCATTTCAAGAAATAGTTTAAAAAACTACCTTGCGCCTGCAGAAAACATCACTGATGAAAGCATAGATTTATCCACAAATTATCAATTATTAGATTCTAATGTAAAGAAAACTGGATCAACAGTTACTCTTAAATATGATTCTGAAAAATGGTTATCACAACCATTAGTAACAGAAATTAATGGAAGTCCTCAAGTAGAAAATGTAAACCCATATCATGTAGTAACATATATTGGATCAATAAAATTATTCCCAGAAAGAGATAACTGGGTCAGAACAATACAATTACCCGATAAAGTAATTTCTGTTACTGATTATGTTTTAGTTGAAAGAAGCGCAGTAGAAACTGACAATAGAAATGTAGCAGTTAATCAAAATATAAGAGTTGCTGATTTTGATAGGCAAGGACAAACTGAAGCAACTTCAAATACCACTCAATCTCTCTCCAGTAGACAAAGTGTTTCTGATGTTTCAAATACATCCAGATCTACTTCATCTGTTAATAATTTATTGGAGAGTCGTCGAGAAGAATACATGAGATCTAGAAACACTGAGTTTTCTATTTCAAACTTAAAACCATATACAAGGTATTATCAATTTTTAGATGGTAATAGTTCGGTAGACTTTATTCCAAAACTTATTGAGATTGCAAATGACACTTCTTTACAAAATAATGGAGCATCTTCCGCATTTACAGTTGGTGAAACTGTCGTTGGATATGATAGTCAGAATAAAAAGATTATTTCCTTTAGAGTTGCAACTCCAAATCATAAATTTGGATCATACAATTCCCCAACAACAACATTTAATGTGAATCCATATATTAAATCAGAATCCTTACCAAATGCTTATAGTGCTTCATCAAAAGTATTGAATATAGACACATATTCACTCTCAGAAGAGGCACAAGGTCTTTACTCTGGATATTTAGTTAAAGGTACAAAACTTGTTGGACAAACAAGTGGATCTATTGCATATGTAAAAGATTTAAGGTTAATATCTGATAATTTTGGTGATATGATCGGTTCTTTCTTTATTAGAGATCCAAACACTGTACCAGCACCTGATGTAAGAATTAACACTGGAAATAAAACATATAAGGTTACATCTAGTTCAACAAACGAAATTCCAGCTTCTGGAAGTGCAAGTATATCATCAGCAGAGACTAATTATGTATCTGATGGAACGTTAGAACTATATGAAAGGACTATTACCAATACAGAAACAGTAACTACTACAAGGACAACTACTACAACTGTAACTCTTACTAATACAACAGTTATAACTACGACAGAATATTATGACCCCTTAGCACAGTCATTTAGTGTGGGAGGAAGTCAAACACAAAATGATGATGAAAATGGTGCTTATGTAACTGGAGTTGATTTATTCTTCTATAAAAAAGATACTTCCAATAATCCTTTAACAGTTCAGATTAGAACTTTAGAACTTGGAACGCCAACGAGAACAGTAATTGGAAATTCCGTCACACTTAGACCAGATCAAATTAATATTTCAAATGATGCTTCTGCAGCAACAAGAGTTACATTTGATTATCCCATTTATCTTGCACCCAATTTAGAGTATGCAATCGTTCTGCTTGCACCAGAAAGTGTAGAGTATGAGGTATTTGTTGCACAACAAGATCAAAAAATATTTAAATCTGCAAATTTACCTCAAGGAGATGCAGGCAAATATGGACAACAATTTGCTATAGGGAGTCTATTCAAGTCTCAAAATGGATCTATATGGACTGCAGATCAAACAAAGGATATGAAGTTTATTTTATATCGTGCAAACTTCATAACTAACACACCATCAACTGTATATTTCTATAATCCAACATTAAATGAAAGTAACGGATACATTAAAAATCTGCAGAGTAATCCACTAACAGCATTTCCTAGAAGATTAAGTGTAGGTATAACAACAACTACAAATGCAAATACTATTGGTATCTTAACAACTGGAAGAAAGGTAAGTGAAAGTGTCAAAACATATAATTATGGATATATTGTGGGTACTGGTTGTTCCGTTTCTTCCGTTGGAATCACTACTGGAGGATTTAACTATGTAACAGACTCCAATGTATCTACATTCAATATTATTGGAAGTGGATCTGGACTTACTTTAAACATCACTAATGTTTCTACAGGTACTTCTTCAATATCTGCAATTAGTGTAGTAAATCCAGGAAATGGTTATGCAGTTGGAGACGTTGTTGGTATTGTAACCTCTTCCGTTTCAAGTAATAGTGGAAGAGATGCAAGAATAACGATTACAGGAAACAACAACGGCATCGATACTTTATATCTGAGTAATGTTCAGGGAGAATCATTTACTACAGATGGAACCTCTAATTTAGTATATTATGATAATTCCAACAATTCAGTTACTATGGGTTCAACTTTCATTAGAAGTTCTACTCCTACTGGATCTCTTTATAATGGAAATTTTGTTAAAGTAAATCATTTTAATCATGGAATGTATGCACCTAACAACAAAGTCGCAATTTCTGGAGTATTGCCAAACGTTTCACCAACTACATTATCCCAATCCATAACTGCATCTTCGACTTCAATTTCGGTTGCAAGCACTGCAAACTTCACTACTTTTGAAGGGAAACCTGTTAATGGCACTAACTTTGGATATGTAATTATAGAAAATGAAATCATCAGATATGAAAGTGTTGGATCTGGAACTCTAGAAACACTATCAAGAGGACAGTTATCAACACTTGCAGTTCCTCATGATACAAATACTCAAATTTACAAATACGAATTTAATGGAGTTTCTTTGAGAAGAATCAATACAACTCATGATATTAG